CTTGTGAGTGCGGCGGCGTTGTTGCTATTCGTCCGTATGGGCTTTGCGAAAAATGCTATGTCGATAAGCATTCAAAGCAGTCGTGGAACGGTGAGATGTTTCCCTACAAAAACGTTTTGGCGAACAAACTGAAGGAGATGGGCTTAGTTCCGATTGATGGCGAGACGAAAGGCGAGTATGCCGAGCGATGTAAAGAACGAATCTCAAGAAGTTCTCTTTACAAGCAAGCGGGCAAGGTGGGAATGGATCAAAGCGCACGGGTTTGAGGAAACAATAAGACTTCATGCACAACACTTCGGAGTTGATGGACGACTCGATGAGCCACCACGGTGCTTCAAAGGCTTGCACAACGTGCGAGGAGTGGAAACCTCTCAATGAGTATTACCCTGACCAACGCGCCTCTGATGGCCGTGAGTCACGCTGTCGAAGTTGCAAGATGGCGCAACGCAAAAAAGAAACAGGCGATAAGTTATTCACCGCGGCCTTCGCTACTCTTCATTGCCCCTGCGAGGACTGTCGTTACCAAAACAAGTGCAAGACTCGCTCAATGGCGTGCGGTTCGTTTGAGAAGTGGGTGTTGAGCGGCAAGCCCAACGATCTCCCCCGTGTCCCTGACCGCTACTACGATGAATATTGAGTTGACCTGGAAAGAGATGATGCTCGGCGCACAGACTGGGGTCATGCGTCAGGTTGAAAACGTCCGAGGCAAATACCGTGAGCCCTCGATGAATGTGGGTCATGACCGGGACTGGCAAATCCACATCGAAGGTGCGCTTGCAGAGTTAGCGGCGGCAAAGGCGTTAGGTATGTTCCCCGCGGGCAGTGAATTCCGCTCTGCTGACCTCGGAAGCGGCATTGAGGTCAGATCAAGTCAGCGTGAGGTCACATGGATGTACATGAAGGAAACAGATGTGGATGACCACATCTTTGTCCGTGTTACTGGAATCAATGGCGATTACAAAATCCACGGTTGGATCACTGGCCGAGAAGGGAAGGAATTTCCACTTCAAGACAAATACGGCCGTGGATTTCAATCACGTTGGGTGCCTTACGACGCACTTCACCCTCTTCCACTGCCGGAGTAACTATGGATGCTTTAATGCTTCTGTGTGTTCTCGCGGCCATCATCGTCTTTGCGTGATGGCTTCGCCCTACACTAAACGTTGTGCGAAGTGCTTGAAAAACTTGCACCGTAAATATTTCGACCACTATCGACCACCGCCTGGGCAACCTCCGATCTGCATCGCTTGCCGTGAGCCCGACACAAAGAACGCTTAAAAAGCTACGCGACGATGGTTATGTCGCGGAAGTCGTTGAGAAGTGGATACCGGGCGCAAATATCAGGCGTGACTTGTTCGGCTTTATCGACGTGTTAGCTATCAAGCCCGGTGAAATTTTAGGAGTTCAATGCACGTCCCGCGGTCATGTCAGAAACCGGTGTAACAAGATTGCAGAGGCAGAGCTAGTCGGCAATGTGCGTGAGGCCAACATAAAGATCGAGGTCTGGGGTTGGGATAAGAAGGACAATCGTTGGCGAGTCAAGATTGTGGACTGCTCGTGATTAATATCCTGTCTCTGGGTGCCGGTGTTCAGTCCACAACAATGGCACTCATGGCGGCGCATGGTGAACTGACACCGATGCCTGATTACGCAATCTTTGCGGATACAGGTGCTGAACCTTGGCATGTTTACGACCAACTTGATTTTCTAGAAGAGGCTTTACCTTTTCCAGTGTTGCGAGTGATGGAAGGGCAAGGTCTTAATGCCGCCATCAGAGGAGACGGCCGTCTCGCAACACCTCCCTTTTTTACAGAATCAAAAGATGGGGGAGGGATGCTCTGGCGTCAGTGTACTTCAGAGTACAAAGTAAAACCGATTGAGAGAAAAATACGTGAATTATTAGGTCTCAAAAAAGGCCAGCGTGCCCCTCAAGAAATAGCCGTGACGGTTTGGATGGGTATTTCATCGGACGAGGTGCAACGCATGAAGCCCAATCCCAAACACTATATTGAGAATCGTTGGCCTCTGATCGAGAAAGGGATGTATCGGTGGAGTTGTCTGGAATGGATGGAGAAAAACGAATATCCACTACCCAAGAAATCTGCGTGTTATTTCTGCCCATATCACGACGATAAGACGTGGCTAGACATAAAGCAGAACGATCCAGACGCTTGGGATGATGCAGTCAAGGTGGACGGATTGATTCGGGATGGCGTGCGTGGGACTACGCAAAGGTTGTTTCTGCATTCATCAATGACACCGCTTGCGGATGTTGACCTCGATCCAGACCGTGATCAAGTGGATATGTTTGGCAACGAGTGCGAGGGGATGTGCGGCGTATGATTCTATCTAACGGCACCGAGGTCACCTTCACCATAGAAGGCACAGACATCATCTTAGAGATACGTGACCCAGATGAGTACGGCACCTGGGTCATGCAACCGATGACATGGCAAGAGGCAGATGCACTTAACAGTCGTTTGATATCAGTTCTAGCGAGGTGTCATGACGATTAACTTAAAGACAAAGTCTGGGTACGAGCTTCGCGCCTTCCCTAAGAAGGACATTTATATGATAGCTAACGACGCTAACTCTGATGAGTGGCACGTGACTATCCGAATTACGCGTGGAATGGGTCTGGTTATGCAGAACGAGATGTGGCAGGTCCCATACAACGAGGAGGAGGTCGATAGAAATACTTAAAATGCTGTACCCATCGTCCCCGGCGTTGGACATTATTCCACGCTCAAGAGACGCATTGACTGCCGACGATGTAGCGCGGTCATTAGGAAAGGTGTCGTGGGAGGCTAGTGCTTACGCCCGCCTTGTCTACCTTGATGACGAGAGTCTCAGAGGAAAGCTAGTAACTGCATTGGTTCCGAGGATACAGAAGGACGGGTATGACGGCGGCATTGTGAAACTAATGCTTTTGATTAGTCTCGGACTCGATGAGTCTCGCGGCCTATCACGGTGCCCTCAATGCAAGGGTATAGGGCAGATTGGCTCATGGGAGTGCGAGAATTGTCACGGCTCTGGCTTAAAGGCACCAAGTCTCAGGAGTCGCGCTAAAGCGTGCCAAGTGTCGCACAACACCTTCAAGCGGAGTTACATGTATCCCTATATGAGACAAGTTTTGCCGACGTTGAGCGATCTCGAGGTCGAGTTAGGCAGAGCGATGGCATACCTCAAAACGAACTAAGTATTTGATTTGATTGACCATTTTATAGTATAGTATGTCTATGATGGAGTAATTACGGGCCGCCGAGAGCGGTCTTTTTTATGACTGGACGTTTTTATGATCTCGCAACTGAAAGCGAGGTCGAGTTGGATGATGATTTCGCGGACATCGAAGAGCTTGGATACCAGAGGTCAATCAAACAGACGAGTGACGCCGAGTGGTATAGCGCACAAGACCCTGCCTACCTGGAGAGGCTCAGACTTGACCGAGATCATGGCTCAACGAGTTATGAGTTCCTATTAAGGAGACAACCAACTGAGTCCAGTGAATAACTCAGTGTTTCACGACTAACCGAGCGTGTCCGACGGTAAAGCATCCTCGCTCAGATAAGCCCGTGAACATAACAAAACCGGGCACGCTCACCTAACTATATATAGAGGGATACATTGCAACACCTGAGAGATGTTCATGAGTCTTACGTTGTTCATTTAGGCTTCGCGGTCAAAATCGCGGCCACCTTGATCGGCCTATCTGTGATATCAGTAATACACGGACTACTACCTATGGTTGCACCAACATGGGTAGGTGATGCCATCTATAAGTTAAATACTACATTAACCGCTAGGTCTATCCCCTGATGCCAGGGATGTGGCGTGTTTATTTGATTTGAGGGACTGAAACAATGCACCCGCCCACCACCCCGCACGGGCGCGTGGCGGCCTCGGTTTTTCAGTTTTTGTCAGTTTCAAGCTCAAAACCAACCGGTTCCGAACCCGAAAAGGCCACACGCTGGCCCACACGCGAAAAGACGCACCTAAGTCATTGATTTCATTGCCTAATTACCTGATTGACCATCAGCGGGCCTGGCGCTGGACCGGCCGCCCCCCTTTTTATTTTTAAGGAACACGGGATATCCCACATCACCAGTCACATCAAAAATAACATCTATAAGCAAACCCTTAACTACGGGTGGGGGGGGTAGATATAGGTGAGTAGGGAAACCCCGCTATGGACCCCTGTTTGGGGGCTCTGTGATGGAGTGTGACCTACAGTCTTATGAGGCATTTATGCCGACATTATGTGAGCGTGGGGCGGATTGTGCGCTCCATGATGAGGAGTGGATTATCCGCTTTAACGGCAAAATTTACGTTCTAATCATTCCAGACAATGCCATTCAAAAGCAAAAAGCAAAAAGCGTATCTAGCGATAAATCACCCGGAGATATACAAGAGGTGGAAGGGGAAATACGGGACAAAAATCAAGAGACCTAGGAAGGTCAAAAGAGCGTGAATTACTACGATGATGTGGGGTTTCCGTATAAACGGCCTCCCGGCCTTATAAGTGCCCCCATAAGGCGGGATACGCGAAAAAAGCAGTTAAAGGAAGAGCAGGCTCGGAGAGATTATCAAGGTCTTTTGGAAAGAGACTTAATAGGCATACAGCAGTTCAGTCCATTCTTTGGCCTAAACACCAGAGACCCGGACGCTATTCCGATAGCGCCGATGGATGTAGTTCCTGCGGGAGCGGGGGCAAAAGCGTTAGGGCTTCTCTCTACTATTCCGGTGGGGATGATAGGGAAACTGGGTTGGCACGGTGGTCCTCACAAGTGGGCACCAGAGGCAGGCCGTCCGCTAGGCCGTCCGCGACTCGACAAGATGGGGACAGGTGAAGGCGTACAGGCTTACG